GCATTACCAAGAGCATTCGCCCGTTCTCGTCATTCAGTCCCGCTTGGCGGCGTCTCCCGACGTGCCGCGAGTGTCAAGGTGCGTGGTGGTGCTTGTGCTTAGTCGGCCACAGCCGTGGCGGCGCGGTCCTCGGCGTACCCGAGCAGGTACTCGACGGACACGTGGTAGTAGCGCGCCAGCTCGACGACGTTGCTCGCCGTCGGCTCCACCTCGCCGCGTTCCCAGCGGGCCAGGGTGTTGGGGTGGATCCCCACGTCCTTGGCCACCTGGTCGAGCGTCAGGAATCGGGCGACGCGCTCGAGGCGCATGTTGTTCGGCATCGGTTCACCTCCTTCTCCGTCCGCTGCCTGCGACCTCGTGGGGCGAGGCAACCCACGGGGCCGCGGGCAACGGGCCGCGAGGCCCGCGCCTTACAGGTCGCGCGCGACCACGTCGCACATGCTGAGCATGCAGACGAGGATCGTCTCGGCGGCGGCGGCGGGGATGCCCTTGGCGATGAGCTGCTGGTAACCCTCGCTGGCGTGGATGCGGTCCATGTGGTTGTCCATGAGGTCGTTGGCGATGTCGATGGCGGCGGCGGTGGTCTTGGCGGTCATTGTCGGCTCCTTTGGTCGTGGTGACACCGTTTGGTGTCGTGACTAATATACACCAATAGGTGTTTGAGTGACACCACGAATGGTGATAAACTGACACCACACGGTGTTTTCACATTTGCGGGTTAGGGGGCCGTCGATGTCGTACACGATCAGCTACAGGATCAAGGAGCTGCGCGAGGCGCGCGGATGGTCGCAGGCGGACCTCGCCGAGAGGTGCGGCACCACGCAGCAGGCGATCCAGCGCTACGAGTCCGGCGCGCGCGAGCCGAAGACCAGCGCCATTGCTGCCATGAGCCGCGCGTTCAACGTCACGGTGTCCTACGTGCTCGGCCTGGACGACGACCCCGAGCCGCACGGCGTCGAGCTGACGGCGGACGAGCGCGAGCTGCTGGGCCTGTTCCGCTCCACCGACGAGCGCGGGCGCGCCGCCATCATGGCCGTGGCGCGCTCCCAGCGGGGGGCTGGTGCAGTTCCCGAGCGCTCAGCGGTAGCGGGCTGATCGCATGGACGCCGTCGTCTACGCCCGCTTCTCGTGCAGCAAGCAGCGCGAGGAGTCCATCGAGGACCAGGAGCGCGTCTGCCGCGCCCACGCCGCCGCCCGGGGCTGGCGCGTGCGCCGCGTCTACGCCGACCGCGCCGTGAGCGCCACCACCGACGCCCGCCCGCAGTTCCGCCGCATGCTGGCGGACGCGGAGCGCGGGACCTTCCAACGCGTCATCGTGTACAAGCTCGACCGCTTCGCCCGCAACCGCTACGACGCGGCGGTCAACCGCGCGCGGCTGCGGAGGTGCGGCGTGGAGCTGGTGAGCGCCACGGAGTCCATCGGCGACGGCCCCGAGGGCGTGCTGGTGGAGTCGCTGCTCGAGGGCCTGGCCGAGTACTACTCGCGCCAGCTCTCGGAGAACGTGCGGCGCGGCATCGAGGGCAACGCCATGCGGTGCCGCGCGAACGGTCGCACGGTCTACGGCTACGACATCGTGGACGGCGAGTACCAGGTCAACGAGGCCGAGGCCGCCGTCGTGCGCCGCATGTTCGACGTCGTGGCCCAGGGCGGCACGGTCTCCGACGCCATCCGCGCGATCGACGGCACGCGCACGAGGGGCGGCAACAGGTGGCGCGCGTCCACGGTCTGCCGCATGCTCAGGAGCGAAAGGTACCGCGGCGTCTACTCCTACGCGGGCCACCGCCAGGAGGGCGGCATGCCGCGCATCGTCGACGACGCCACGTGGGAGGCCGTCCAGGCGCACTTCTCGCGCTCAGGCCACCCGCACGCGGGGAGCGCCGCCTACCCGCTCAGCGGGAAGCTCGTGGACCCCGAGGGCCGCGCCTACGTGGGCACGAGCGGCACGGGGCGGCGCGGCGGCACCTACCACTACTACCGCAGCCCCGAGGGGAAGCTGTGGCCGCGCGACGCGCTGGACGCGCGCGTGGCGGGGGCCGTGGCGGTTGCGCTCTCGTCGCCCGAGTCGGTCGACGCGGTGGCGGACCTGGTGATGGAGGGCCAGGCGGCGGCGTCGGAGTCGCAGAGGGCCGTCTGCGAGGCCATGGAATGCGATTTAAGGGCCGCAAATTCTGAGTATGACAAACTGGTAGAGGCGGCGGTGAAGCTGGGCGTTGACGGGCGTCTGAAGGCCCGCGTGGACGCCGTGCGGGAGCGCATCGCCGACCTTGAGGCGTCGCTCGCGTGGGAGCGCTCGCAGCTGCCGACGGTGACGCGCGACATGGTGGCCTTCTGGGTGCGCTCCATCGCGGAGGCGCCAGACGTCGAGACGCTGCTGGGCGTGTTCGTCTCGGCGGTGGTCATGGACGCCGACGGCGGGCTGCGCGTGGCGTTCCTGCTCGACAATTGCGACAAACCCCCAGCCGAGGCCAGGGGTTTGTACGAGTTCCGTATGGTGGACTCCGCGGGAGTCCGTGCGAACCCCCGCGTGTACGCCGTGCCAGGGGGTTTCGTGGTCGCGGCCTAGCGCGTCAGCGTCTCGGCGCCCATCTCGTCGGGCGCGATGAACTCGACGTCGAGCACGCCAGGCTCGTCGAGGATCGCCCAGAGCGCGCGCGCCCTGGCGTTCACGACGCCGAACGGGCCAGGGTCGCGGCCAAACGCGTCGTACTCGGCCTGCGAGCGGTAGTATGGGAGCGCGACGCGCCCGTGGCCGTCCATGCGGGCGCCGTCCACGACGTCGGCCATGGCGTCGATCGCCTCGCGGTGCAGCCTCAGCCACGCCTCGAGCAGCTCCCACGCGTCCGTCGGCGGCTGAGGCCCGTCGGGGTGCTCCCACCGCTTCACCGCCTGCGTCGAGACTCCCACCAGCCCGGCGAGGTCCGACTGCGAGAGTCCCACTATCTCCCGCGCCGCGCGGAAGTTGGCCTTGGTGCGCTCCATGGCTAGGCCTCCTCGATGATGCGGAACGCGCACGCATGCGCGAGCTCGCCGCCGAGGTCGTCGCCGTCGAGGTATTCGCCCAGCTCGTAGCCGTTGTACCTGGCGTTCTCGCGCGCAAGGCGGATCCACTCGTCGGAGTCCTCCGACAGAGCGTCCGAGAACACCTCGTCGGACCAATAGGCGCCATCGACGTGGTGCAGCTCGCCGGCCTCGTCGGCCGCAACGTAGGCGCGCGCGTCCAGGTCGAACAGATAGCCCCGCTCGAAGTCCATCTCGTGGAACGGGGTGCCGTTGCCGGCAAGCGCTACCAGGTTCATGATCGTCCTCCTTTGAAAAGTCGCCGACTCGTTGCAATGCTTACCAGTTGACCGCGCGCCAGCCGCTCTCGACGCGCCGCAGCAGCCTGGTGGCGCGCTCGCCCGCCTGCGCGTAGCTCTCGGCGTGGACGGTGAGCACGCAGTCCTTGCCGTCGATCTCGACGCCGAACAGCTCGTACTCATCGCCGTGGCGGCGCTCGACGCGGTGGCCAGCGGCGTCGACGTACTCGGGGCAGGCCAACTCGCCAGCGCCGACCCATGCGAAGTCGTTGGGGGCCTCTGTGGCCGCGGGCTCGTCGGCCTTGACGCCGTTGGCGTCCCACGCCACGTAGCAGCGGTCGAGGGCGCCGCAGTACTCGGTGCTCGTGCCGTCGAGCCAGTGCACGCGGTGCATCTCCTTGCCGCCCCTGCTCGTCCAGTCGTCGACGTCCAGGCTGTCGTGCTCGACCTTCGCGGAGACGGGGACGCGGGCGTCGCCCGTGGTGGTCGCGTCGCGCACCCACTGCGGGCGGGCGTCGAGCGCCATCTCGTAGTCGTGGGCGTCGCGGGCGATCCTGGCGAGGACCTTGGCCTCATTGGCGCGGGCTGCGATGCGCTTGGCGGTTGCGGTGTTCATGGTGTCTCCCCTCGGTAGGGTTGCGGTGGCCTCTTGCCCCCGTCGCTGGCTTCATTATACGCTTACCCATTGGGTAAGTAAAGTGGTTTCGCCCGACTTTCTCGATCAAAAAAACGGCGGACGCCCCCGCAGGGACGCCCGCCGCTCTCGATGCCCTATGCCTCCATCGCGTCGAACGCCGCGCCCTCGTCGCGCCACCCCAGGGCCACCAGCGCGTCGCGCTCACGCCCGCTTGTCGTGAAGTGGTGCGCCCCTGCCACGGCGTTCGGGTTGTAGACGCGCCACACGGGCACGCCGCCGCCGCCGTCGAACGCCGCGCCCTCGTCGCGCCAGCCCCTCGCCACCAGGTCGGCGCGCTCCTCGGCGCTCGCCGTGAACATGTGGTCGCCCGCGTTGGGGTTGTAGAGGCGGAAGACGGGATCCCCATCGTCGGGGGCGACCCATCCAGCGCCCTCGTAGCCCCACCCGAGGTCGATCAGCGCGCACGCCTCGCCCGCGTCGGCGGTGAAGAGGTGCTCGCCGCTGTTCGGGTTGTAGAGGCGGTGGACGGCGCCGCGGCGCCCGTCGAGATCGACGCCCTCGTGCGGGAGCTGCCAGACGCAGCGCAGGATGCGGGTCTGCCCGAAGTCGTAGACCTCGCGGATCCGCGCCTCGTAGCCCGTCTGGTCGCCCGTCTGGCCGCTGTACGCCCCGCCGCCCTCGTTGAGGTCGAACGTGCTCATCATGCCCGCGCCCTGGTACATGGTGACGTGCCGGTTGGGGTTGAGGATGACGTCGCCGCGCACCAAGGCGCCGCGTCGGTAGGCCATGCCCACGAAGGCGCCCGTCGCGACCATCGCGCTCTCCATGTTGCCCGTGTAGTAGGCCGCGCCGATGGGGATGCGCAGCGCCTTGCACGCTGCCAGGATGGACGAGCTGCAGTCGTAGCTGCCGGTGCGGATCGCCACCCCGTCAAGTGTCACGGGGACTCCGTCCTCGCCCCATCGGTACGGCCACTGCGAATACCCGAACCTGTCGTCCTGCACCATGGCCGCGTGAAGGTCGGCCAGCTTCCTCGCGTACGTCGTCATAGACCCTCCTCCGTCTCCACGTCATCGACCTCCGGGAGCCCGCTCACGCTCGTGAGGAGGCTCAGAACCGCGGCGAGCACGCTCGCGCTCGCGACCGCGACCCAGTCGACCTCGCTCATCACGGTGGCGACCCCGATGGTCGCCGCCGCCGTCTGGGCCAGCGTCTTGAGCGCGCGCACGCCCGCCGCCCTGGCCCACCTCGCCCAGTAGTCCCTCCGTGCCTGCGTCATCATCTGTCCTCCCTGGCCTCGAGGTGGTCGAGCCTGCGGCGCACGTCGTCCATCTCCGCGCGCAGCGCCGCCATCCTCTCAACAACACCGTTGTGCTTCTCGACCCTCGCCGAAAGCTCGTCGAGCTTGGTCTCGAGCTTGCCCAGCTTAACCGCCGTGCCCTTGGCCGCGCCAAAATATGCCAGCCCGGCCGTGAGGGCCAGGCCCGCCACGCTCACGAGCATCGACCACATCCATGGCTCCATGCCGCCTCCTCCCTAGCCCACCATGTAGCAGGCGCTGCCCCAGATGCCCGTGCCAGCCGCCACTGCGTCAAGCATGATGGTGCTGCCGCTGAAGATGACATATGGTGACGCCCTGCCGTTGATCGTCATGAAGGACTGCCCGAGCGGACGGTAGCCGTCGGGGATGGTGCCTATCGTCGTTCGCGCGGTGAGCGCCACCTTGAGCTTCACGCCCTGCGCAATCGCCTGCACGACGTGGCCCGCCTTGCGAAAGACTATGCCGCCCGACTCGACGTAGGTTGAGTCCATCGTCGCGTTCCCAGTGCTCACGTTCTGCGTCGGCTCCGCACCTATCGCGTCGCGCCACGGCTTGGCCTCGGATACGCCGACTATGCGCTTGCCCTCGGAGTTGACGTACAAGGTGAGGACGTTGGCGACGTTGGTGCCGCTCGTGTTCGCACGCTGTGCCGCCACCGAGACGCCGGTCCGACCGCTCGTGTCGAGGCGTCCGCTTATGTAGCTGAAGCACCTGCTGTCTGTGTCGAAGAACTCCAGCCTGGCGCTGCCGAAGGTGTCCGCCGTCACGCCGTCTGCGACGTCGAGGTTCGTAGACCTGAGCCGCAGCCGCAGGTCGCTCGAGAGGACGGTCCTCGTGCCGTTCCTGTACGCCTCCAGATCGACCCAGGTGCCGACCTCGCCGCTCCCGCTCGTGTTCTCGGTTATCGCCGCGACGTGCAGGGTCGTCTTCCCGTCAACCTGCCTGTCGGCGCGGACGACACCCACGCGCTCGTTGTCCTTGTCGTTGAAGACAATCGACCTGCCGACCTGCGTGGAGGACGGGTTAGCACCGTCGCGGTCTATGACGTCGTTCTTGAGGGTGACGCTGCCGTTGAGCGTTCCGCCGCTTGTTGCAAATGCGCCGAGGGCGCTTCGCCACGCGCCTGCGTCCGTGAACGCCACGTATGACGAACCGTCCGACCTCGTGCCAAACTCCACATCGTTCTTGTACGTCGTGCCGCCAATCGTCCGACGAGAGTCCAAGAGCACCACCTCGGTGCCGTTGGCGTAGAAAATCGGTCGAACGATGCCAACCGTGGCGTTCGCCGCGTCGCGGAAGATGACGCCCTTGCCGCTGACATTGCCGCTCGGAGCCGTCCCCGACGTGGCGTTTGCCGTGTCAGCGTAGACGTCCGCGCCTTCGAGCACGAGGTTCCCGCTCAGCGTGCCGCCGCTCTTCTGCAACCACGGCGCGCCGGCCTCGGCGCTCGCCCCCGTGCCGCCGCTCGCTATCGGCAGCGGCGTACCCAGCGTCGCGGTGCCCGCCAGCTCCAGGTTGCCGCCCCAGTCGAGCGTCGCCGCGTTGGAGCGGGCCGTGACGAAGCCGCCGTCGTCCAGCGTGCCGTTGCCCACGATGACCGCGTAGGCGTCCGCCTGGTCGACGACGTTGGCGCGCCCCATGGTCACCTGGTAGTCGCCTGCCGCCGAGCTTGTCCCCATGGCGCTCGAGCACTTGCCGCTCGCTATGGAGTAGAAGCCCTCCGCATGGCTGCACTCGCCCGTCGCCCTGGATCGCACGCCCTCCGCGTGCGCGTACTGCCCCGACGCGAAGGAGCTGCCCTCGGCGTGCGAGGCGTAGCCGCTTGCGACGCCGCCGGTCTGCAGGTTGAGGAACTTGCCCTCGGCGTGCGCGTACTCGCCCGTCGCCTTGGCGTCTCCCTCCGCGTGCGAGCTTGCGCCCGAGGCCTCCGCGCCGCCCTCCGCGTGCGAGGCGGCACCCTTCGCGCTCGCGTTGCCCTCCGCGTGCGACCCCGTCGCCGTGGCGTACCCCTGGCCCTCCGCATGGCTGTACTGGCCTATCGCCATCGACCGCCCCTCCGCGTGAGCGGCGGTCCCGCCCGCGAGCGAGCCGTAGCCCTCGGCCGTCGAGTACTGCCCCGCGGCCATGGAGCGGTAGCCGACGGCGAAGGACGTCGGCCCCATGTAGCGCGCCCAGTAGGCCTGGTTCCACGTGGCCGACGAGTAGGCCCTCTCGCTTATGCACACCCACGGAAGGCCGTCGTGCATGACGAGGGCGCCGACGTCGTAGCTGTTCCCTGGCACGTAGTCCTGCGGCGTCGGGTAGGCGAAGTCTCCCAGGCGGAAGTGCGGCCCGTTGGCCCCCGTCCTGTCCTCCCAGTAGCCGAGGTACGCGACGCTCGGCCCCGCGGCCCCGCCCCACAGCGTCATGCCGTCGCCGTCAAGCCCTATCCTGCTGCCGAGGCCGATGGTGGTCTGCTCGCCGAGGCTCGCCACGGCGTTGCCGTAGCCGTCCAGCACGTCCACGCTGTCGGAGTCGACCGAGATGCGCGACGACCCGTCGGCGCCGATGACGATGCCGACGCCGATCCTCATCTCGCCCGTCGTCAGGTTCCACCAGCTCTTGCCGTCGGCGCTGCGGATGATGCCCGCCACGATGTCGTCGGCGGTGAAGCCCGCGCCCGTGCCGAAGGTGCGCCAGTCCCACTCGCCCTGCGCCGTCTTGCCGTCCGCGATGCGGAAGCCCGCGCCGCTGATATTGATCGCAGTCGTGGCCTGCTCGAACGTCGGCGCGTCCATCCACGTGGTACCCGTCTCAACGTCCGTGAACTGGTAGCCGCCAGAGCTGGCGAACATGGCGTTAAGCGCCGCGATCTGCGCGTCCAAATAGCTCGCCGCCGAGTCCTTCACCGCGTCCCACGCCGCGCTGCGCCCGTCCAGGCTGCCGATGCTCCTGACGAGCGCCGCGTAGTCCGCCGCGTAGTCGCCGCCCCACGTGTCGAGCGTGACCTTGGTCTGCGACGAGTCCAGCTCGTCGGTCACGAGCCTCACCACGCGGGCGGTGGTGCGGATCGGCGTCGCGAAGCCAGCGTCCACAACCTGCACCTCGTCGCCCAGGGCCACGCCCGCGAAGTCGACGCCCGCGCGCCCGAACTGGGCGACGGTGGCGTCGTAGCTGACGCGCGGCACGCTCCACTCCTCGAGCCTCGCGTCGGCGACCGCCAGCAGCTCGGAGGCGTCCGCGCAGTCGTCGACCACGACCTCGGCGAAGCGGTGGCGCGGCGGCTCGCCCGCGCGACCCGGCAGGCCCCAGTCGGCCAGCAGCGAGTCGTCGTGGACGTACCCCAGGCCGTCGGGCGTGACGCCCTCGATGCCGATGCGCCGCCCGTAGGCGACGCCGTCGGCGCCCGTCTCGATCTCCTCGCCCTTGCCCCACGCCCAGACGGCGGTGACCACGTCGTCGTCGAGCACCTCGCGCCTGATGGACGTGACGTCGTGGCCCCACTCGAAGCGCCGCGCGGCGGTGGCGCCGCCGCGGTGCGCCTGGTAGTCGACGTAGCGCGTCCACCCGTCGCCGTCGGGCACGTCGCCCGTCGGCACGACGCGCGCGGACGGCTCGCCGCCGTAGCGCTCGACGATCTTGCCGAGGGCGCTCCACGCGTCGAGGTGGTACATGTACCAGGTCGCCGTGTCCGTGCTCGGCACGTCGACGACGCCCACGCGCCAGCGCGTGACGTCCTCGAGCGCGGCCAGCGCCGATGCCAGCGACGACGGGCGCCTGTCCTCGACGTAGCTCAGGCGGAAGTCGTGCGCCATGGCGCTCTCCGCCCACACGTCGACGGTGGTCTCGCCGCCGTCGTCGTGGCCCTCCGTGACGGTGCCCACCACGTACTCGTGCCAGCGCCCCATCCCGTCGCGGAAGAAGAGCCGCTGCCCCTTGGAGACGTCGACGCCGCACGTCGTGAAGTCGATGGAGTCGGTGCCGTCGAGCGCCTCGGTGCGCCTGCAGCTCAGCAGCGGCGCCACGTCGCGCACCATGTCGCCCTGGCGGTCCGCCAGGATGAGTCTCAGGTCAGCCATCTAGCACCACCTGTCATGCCACGAGACGGACGCGGTGCCGCTGCCCGCCGTGACGGCGGCGGAGTGCGCCCCTGGCTCCCACGCCCACCAGTCGGAGTCGAGCGAGATCGGCGCGATGGCGCCGTCGACCGTCGCGAGCCTGGAGCCGCAGTCGAGCACCACCGTGGCGCCAGTGGTCGAGCCGAGCGCCACCGTGAGCACGCGGCCGCCGTCATCCGTGACAGTTAGCAGCCCGTCGGAGTCGCCCGCCGCGCCCGTCACGGTGATGGTCGGTCGCGTCTGGTACGTGCCGCCAACCTGGCACGCCTCGCCGCCCGCCGCCGTCGACTCGGCGGTCGACCGCGCCGCGGGGTCGGGGCACGTCCACGTGACGGCGACCAGGCACGTGCCCAGCAGCTCGTCGGTCACCTTGCACGACTGCGTGACGGCCATCCACTCGACGGACGGCTCGTCGCTGATGGTGAGCGCCTGCGGCCCGTCCGACCGCAGCGCGCCCGCGAGCTGCCGCACCACGCCGCGCATCGCCGCCTTGTCCGCCGCGACGACGCGGATCCGCGCCGATATCGCGAGCGGCGCGATTGTGGCCCCCAGGAAGCGCGTGCCGTCCATGCCGGGCACGTCCGCCGTCTGCACGCGCACTGTGCCCAGCGCGTCGCGGTCGACGCCCTCGACGGTGCCGAACCGCGTCAGGTCGACGCCGCCGTATGTGATCGTTCGTCCCGCCATCACAGCCTCCCTCGCGCCTGCGTCTGCAGACGGTGCAGCCCGTCCGCGATCTCCTGTATGTCGGACTCCTTGCGTACAACCATGTTTGCGATGTTGAAGACGTTGTAGTTGGGCTCGCCGACGCTGACCTGCGCCGCCGTCGGCTCCATCCTGCCGCCGAAGCTCGCGGCAGCCGCGACCTGGTACGCCGCCGCCTTGACGGTGGCCGCCTCGTCGAGCATGCCCCGCGCGTAGTTGCGCACCATCTCGGCGCCCGAGTCGTTGATGCCGACGAGCGGCCCCTCGTCGGGCTCGGTGAAGTGCAGCACGCTCGCGACGGTCTGCGCGACGCGCCACGCCGCCGTGTACGCCGCGCTCGCCGCGGCGGCGACGCCCGATGCGAAGTTGCTGCCCATCTCGTGGCCCCACCAGTAGGCGTTGATGGTGTGCGTCTTGAAGCCCGTGCGCGCCTGCTCCGCGACCGCCTGGCCCGAGGCCTTGGCGTTCCACGACTGCGAGAGGATGCCCTGGTAGAAGCTGACGCCCATCTCACCGCCGCCGCTGCGCGCCGCGCCAGTCTGCGTGCCCATGCCGCTGACCGCGTACCGCGCCAGGAGCGAGCCCGCGTCCCTGGCCGCGCCGTTGCGCTCGCCGACGCCGTTCTTGAAGCTCGTGCCGAGCGTCTGGCCCTTGGTCTGGGCGCTGGCGTTGTACTCGCCCATGCCCGTGACGGCCTTGTTGGCCAGTTGGTTGCCAGCCCACTTGGCGTTCTCGCCCGTGGCCGCGATGCCCGCGCGGAAGCGGTTGCCCGCGCCGCGCCCCTTGTTCTCGGCGGTCTGCGCGATGCCGCCCAGCTCCTCCACGACGCGCGACACCGTCTTCGCGGCGTAGCTCGCCGCCTGGTCGCGCGACGCCCAGATGCCGTAGCCCAGCGACGAGCCCGCGACCTTGCCGCGCGCCTCCATCTCGTCGGGCAGGCTCACGAGCGCGCCGTACGCCTGGTCGCCCAGGAACGTGCTCGACGCGGTGACCTGGCCGCCCTGCGACTCGGCGCCGCTGGCGAAGGCCTTGCCGGACTTCTCGCCCTCCTCCTGGAACTCGTCGGACGTGCCGCTGATGCCAGTCGCGGCGGACTGCTTGACCTGCTCCGCCGCGGCCTGGGCCTCGGGCGCGCTCGCGCTGATGGCGCTGACTATCTCGCCCGTTGCGCCGTCTATCTCGAGCACCATGGCGTCGGCGCCCTCGCCGACGATTGTGACGATGTTGCCCGTGGCCTCGTCCACCGTGTAGGTGCTCTTGAGCGCGTCGGTGCCCATGACGCGGTACGCCGCCGCGATGCGCTCGATCTCGGCCTGCACCGCCGAGGCCGCCACGGTCTCGTCGAGGTGCTGCTGCGCGTTCGCGAGGTCGTGGAGCGACGCCCCCTGCTCGCCCGTGGCGCCCGCGAGGTTCTGCAGCTCGCCCAGGGCCTGCGGCCCCTTCTCGACCAATTGGTCGATGAACGCGATGTCGGCCTCGGTCTCTGCCTGCGCGTACAGCTCGGCGATGACCGCGTTGAACTCGTCCATGACCTGCTGCTGCTGGGCTATGTTGTCGTACATCTCCTGGACGGACTTGGCCATGTTGGTGACGTTGCCGTCGGCGTCGTAGATGGCGTGCGACGCGCTGGCGGCGCTGACCTCGATCTTCTGGAACGGGTCGCCCACGCTCGACAGCGACGAGTAGACCGCCGCGAAGTGGTCCATGCCGCCGCCCGCGCTCTCGACCATGAGCGCGAACTCGGTGACGCTGTGGCCCGTGTCGCCGATGGCCTTGACGATGCCGCCGCCCATCTGCGTGACGCCTTTGGCGAGGCTGGTGTAGCGGTCCTCCACCTTGCCCAGCGCCTCGGCCATCTCGGCGGTGGTCTCGACGGTCGCGCCGCCCGCCGTGGTGTAGGCCTTCAGCTCCTCGGTCGCCTGCGCGGTCGCGTCTGCGGCGCCCTCCGTGGCGTCCGCCACCTCCTCGGTCATCTCCGCCGTCTCCTCGTCCGCGGAGATGACGCCGTAGAGCTGGTCCTCGTAGTACTCGACTGAGTCGCACAGGCCGTCGTACTCGGCCTGCGCCGTCCTCACGGCCTCGTTGGACGTCTCCAGCGCCTCGCGCGCCCGCTGCAGCTCGGTGTCCGAGTCGGCGAAAGCGTCGCCCGTGTCCTGGATCGCGCCCTCGAGCTCGTGGTAGTTCTGGATCGTGCCGTCCGCGACGCCCCAGTAGCGGCGCTCCGCCTCCTCGACGGCCATCATCGCGTGCGCGTTGGCCATCTTGGCGTCGCTCAGGTTGCGGTATGCCTCCGCCTCCTTGGTGTAGATGTCGTTGAGCGCAGACTCGTACGCCTCCTGCTTGAGCTGCCTGCGGTACGCCTCCGTGATGCCGTCGATGGCCTCGGCGTTTGCCGTGAGCACGCGGTTGCCGTCCTCGACGGTGCTGATGGTCTCGCCCGTCAGCGATTCGAACTGCTCGACGGCGCGGTTCAGCTCCCACTGCTCGCGCGCGGTGAGCGAGTCCCTCGCGCTCAGCTCCTTGATGGACTCCGCCAGCTCCGTCACCTGGCCCGCCGCGTACGCGGTCGAGAACTCGTCGCTCGCCAGCTGCTCGTACAGCTCGATCGCGCCGTCTGCGCTGTCCTGGATGTTCTTCAGCAGCTCGGCGGTGTCGTCCTTGAGGGCGGTGACGCTGTCCTCGGCCTTGCTCGTGTCGGCGCTGCCCATGTCCTCGAGCGCGCCCTTGACGCCCTCCGAGGCCTTCCTCACGCGCTCGGCCTGCGCCTGCAGGTCCATCATGTGGCCGTAGATGAGCGCGATGGCCCCGACCACGGCGGCGCCGCCCAGGGCGATGAGCGCCCCCTTGAGGCCCAGCGACATGCCGCCGCCCGCGACGGCCTGCGCCGCGCTCGTCGCGGCGCCCTCGACCTTGCCGATGGACTTGACCGCGCCCGCGGTGCTGACCTTGTCCGCCGCCTTGACGGCGCCCGTGACGCCCTTCGGCCCGTCGATGGCCGACGCCGCCTTGGTCGCCTTGGTCTCGACGTCGCCCAGGTTTGTCTTCGCGGTCTTCATGGTGATGGCCGCGTCCGCGGTGGACGCCGCCGCGTCGAGCGCGTCGACGCCTCCGTGCAGCGCCTTGGCGGCGGTGCCCGCCTTGGTGCCGACGCCCTCGACCTCCTTGGCGGCGTTGGGCATCTTGATGCCGTCCGCGCTCTTGGCCGCCGCCGTGATGCTGTCGGTGCCGCCGTCGATGGCCTTGGCGGCCCCCTTCGCCTTGGTCTTGGTCGAGTCCAGCTCGCCCTTGGCGCCCTTCATGCTGACGGCGGCGTCGGTCGCGGCGGCGGCGGTCGCGATGCCCTCGACGCCCGTCGCGGCGTTCTTGGCGGCGGTCTCCACGGACGTGACCGCCGACTTGGTCTTCGGCATCTTCGTCTTGCCGTCGGCGCCCGTCGCGCCCGCGGGTATCAGCGCGAAGCCGTCGCCCGCGGCCTTGAGCTTGTCCACGACGCCGCCGACGCCGCCCGAGATCTTGCTGACGGTCGTGAGCACGGGGCCTGCCGCCGCCGCGAAGCCCGCCGCCGTGATTATGAACTTCTGGGTGTCCTCGTCCATGTCGGCGAAGGCCTGCGCGGCGTTCGCGACGGCGTCGATGAGCGGCGAGATGTCGTCTATGACGTCGACCAGCGCCTCGGCGAGCGGCCCGCCTATCTTTGCCGCCGCGTTCTCGACTCGGTTCTGCAGGAGCTTGAGCTTGCTCTCGGTGGTCTCGTAGCGCCGCGAGGTCTCCGCGTTGAGCGCGTTGTTGTCCTCCCACGCCTTGCGCGAGCGCTCCAACGTGTTCGCGAACAGGTCGCCGGAGTTTGCCAGGCGCTTGAAGGCGTCCGTCTGCCTTATGGAGCCGATGCCCAGCTCCTCGAGCAGCACGCTGAGGTTGCCGCCCTCGTCCTGCATGTCGGACATGCCCGAGATGACGGCCTCGAGCGCGACGACCGGATCCTTCTTCCACGCCTCGGCGAACTCCTCGGCGCTCATGCCCGCGGTCTGCGCCCAGGTCTCCAGGTGCCTCCCGTTGGTGGCGACCTGCTTGTCAATATTGGCGATGATGGTCGAGATGGCCGTGCCGCCAGCCTCGGCGTTGATGCCCAGGCTCGACAGCGTGGTCGACAGGGCCATCACGTCGGGCACGCTCATGCCCGCGCTCGTGCCCGCGCCCGCTATGCGCATGGCCATGCTCATGATGTCGGCCTCGGTGGTGGCCGCGTTGTTGCCGAGGTCGACCAGCGTGGATCCCAGGCGGTCGAAGTCCGACTGGCTCATGCCGGTGATGTTGGCGAACTGCGCAAACTCGGTGGCCGCGGCCTCCACGGTGAGGTTGGTGGCCTCGCCCAGGCCAGCGACGGTCTCCGTGAAGCCCAGCAGGTTCTCAGTGCTGATGCCCAGCTGGCCGCCCAGCTCCTCGATGCTCATCAGCGTGGTCGCGCTGACGGGGATGGTCTCGGAGAGGGCAAGCGTCGAGTCGTAGAGGCGATCGAACTGCCGATCCGTGGCGTCGACGGTCTTCTGCACGCCCGCGAAGGCGGACTCGTAGTCGACCGCGGTCTTGGTCGCCGCCGCCGCCAGCGCCGACAGCGGCACGGTGACGCCCTTGGTGAGCGTGCTCCCCAGGCCCGCCGTGACGGCGGTCACCTTCTTCACGCTCTGCTGCGTGCGGCTGAGCGACTGCTCGAGCCTGGTCGAGTCGCCGCCGAAGCGCAGGACGATGTCCTTGTAGATTGCCATGTTGTCACCTCCCAGAGGTGTCGAGGTACAAAAAAGCGGCCACCCAGGCCGCCACCGCCGCCCTAGAAAAGGAGTCGGTCGATGTCCGCCTGGGTGGCCGAATGCGTCGCGCCCGTGGCGCCGCCCGCCGCCTCGTCTGGCCCCTTGCCCGTCCACTCCGCGCAGACGTCGACGAAGGTCGGGAAGTCTAGGCACGCCATCTCGCGCAGGTCGAAGCCCATGCGCTTGGCGCTGGTGACCACGACGGCCCTAAGAGGCCGCCTCGGCGCCTCCTGCGGGCTCGGCTGCCCCGATCTGCTCGACGGCGCGACGAAACCACGTGGCCGAGGACTCGGCCATCACCGCCTCGCGGATCGCCGAGAAGTCGGCCTCGCCGACGGCGGCGGTGGCCCACGCGTCGAATCCGTGCGCCTCGCCGCCCGCGGCCACCTGCGCGTCGTGCGCCATGACCCACGCCACCTTGAGCACGTCCAGCATGTTGGCGGGGGACTGCTCCACGCGCGCCAGCGCCTTGAAGAGGCCGTCGTCGTGGAACTCGTTGTACCATGTCAGCGGCGCGAGGATCGTGCCGCGAAGCTCGACGGACCCGCCGCCGACGGTGATGGTCTGCATCCGGCGGGCCTCCGTTAGCCGTTGGAGACGGTCGGGAAGGTCACGGCGTCGAAGAAGGCGTCGTACGTGGTGGCGTTGGCGGTCGTGCGCTCGAGCGAGTACTTCACGACGCTGCGCCCGTCGACCTTGATGGGGAGCATCGTGATCGGCGCGGTCTGCGTGGCCACGTCGATGGTGTCGTCGACGGTCTCGTGGTCGCCGTTCGGGCGCGCCAGCTTGCAGTTGTAGAACCAGGTGCGGCGGCCCGCCGCGTCGCCCTCGACTTGGAAGCCCAGGGCGAACTGGGCGGCGGTGGCGTCGCTGACCTCGACCAGGCCGCCTTTGGAGTCGACGATCCAGCCCAGCAGCTCGGCGAGCAGCTCGTCGGGGAACAGCGCGACCTCGAGGTCGCCCGTGTATCCCAGGCCGCCGTAGGTGCCCGAGTAGTAGGCGGAGTTGTCTGCTGCGAACGTGAAGTCGTTGGACTCGGCGTCGTAGGTGAACTGCACCAGGCCCGGCACGGGGGTCACGGTGCCGTAGGTCGGCGTGGTGGTCTGGCCGCTGGCCTCGGCGGTGAGCTGGGCCACGTGAAGGTTGGAGAGGCCGTAGGTTACCTTGTTGGCCATGTCATTCTCCGTTCTCTAGTTGATCGTAGTCAGGTAGTAGCAGACCTCGAAGACGCCGCCCGAGTCGGGGACCTGCCCGACGGGCTCGCACGAGTAGGCGAGGCCCGCGGCGTCGAGGGCCGACATGAGCACGGCCTCGGAGGCCTGGTCGTAGTTGCGCGAATACAGCTCGAGGCGCCAGCGGTCCTCGACCAGCGCGGTCGAGTTGTCGGCGTGGGTGGTCGGCATGCCCTCGCGGCACTTGACGACGTAGGGGAGCCGCGGCACCTCGCCGTCGCCCCAGCGCTCGCCAGTCCACGCGAGGCCGCTTGCCGTCAGCGCGGCGCATAGCTCAGCGTGGGTCACGTCGCATCAGCTCCTCGAGGTTTCGGACGCCGTCCTGGAACGCAGGCTCCAGGTGCGGCCTGCCTGGCGTGCGCCTGCCCGTCGGGCGCCCGTAGACGAACTGCTCGTGGCCGTACTCGAGCAGGTGGGCGAGGGTCGGCTGCGTCTCGTTGTGGACGACGGCGCTGGTGTTCAGCCCCGCCTTCCACACGCTGCACTCCCAGCCTCGGGCGTACTCGCCCGTGCCGCCGAAGGCCCTGCTGGCGTTCGACCGCACGTCCTTGCGCGCCTGCCTGCCCACCTTGGCCACGGCGGCCTGCGTCTGCGCCGCGACCTCGCCGACGGCCTCGTCGATTGCCTCGTCGATGACGGCCCACGTGCGCGACGCGTCGACGCGCCTCACCCTCGCCATGGCGGATCACCCACCTCGGGCGCCGCCGCGGGCCTGCGGTTGGCGCGCACGACCATGTTCCACCGCCCGGGCGTGTTCGCCGCCATGTACGGCGAGGGGTCGCCCTCCACGTCCCACAGGTCGCGTCGGCCCGCGAAGGCGGGAGGCGTCTCGATGACGGCACCCGCGAGCGGCCCGCCGCCGTAGCTCTTCGGGAAGTGGAAGACTACGTCCGAGTCGGTCACGCCGCCCATGTCCTCGACGTCGACGGACGCGGTGACGGTCGCGGTGGGCGCCCACAGCACGCCGTCCACCATCTCCGGCGTCCACGAGTCGACGGGCTGCCCGAACTCGTCGCGGGTCACCGTCGGGCGCCACGCGCAGACGGTCGCGGGGCGCATCTCACTCGCCCCCCTCGTCGTGGACGCGCGCGTCGATGGAGCCGCACACGACCCTGCCGATGCCCAGCATGCGCTTCTCCAATTTCGTCAGGTACAGGTCGCCGTAGGGGTTGGCGACGCTGTAGGAGACGCTGTAGACGCCCGCCGACTGGCTCATCTGGGTGAACGGCACGCCGTCCGACAGGTCGGTGCCGCCGACGGCCACGGTGCGGTGTACCATGTTGCACACGACCATGCACGCGGCGTCGGCGTCGAGCGCCGACGGGTCGTGGGCCATCTGCCGCACGATGGCGCTGGCGTCGGCCAGGCGCGTCTCCACCATCGGCGCCATGGACGCGTCGACGGCCCCGAAGCGGGCCTCATAGTCCGAGATGGTTGCGTACGCGTCCATGGGCTACCCCCTCGGCTGCTGCGGCTTCTTCGCGCGCGTCGCCGCGCGGCGCGGCGCGGGCCTCGGCTCGGGCTTCGGATCGATCGCGGCGCACAGCCCCGCGCCCACCAGGCGGTCGGCGTCGGCCTGCGGCACGTCCAGCTCGGAGCCGACGCCCAGGACGCGCCCGTCGCGGAACAGCGGCGCCACGGTGCGCACGCGAGGCATTAGGCGCCCGCGTTCAGGACGGCGAAGCCAGAGGCGTCGAGGATCGCCCAGTTGTAGACGATCTCAAGGCGGTAGGCCACCTGGTTGTAGCGCTTCAGGTCGCCCAGGCCGTCGGGGTCGCCCGTCTCGATGATGTCGAGGCCCATGTCGCGCACCACGCCCCACTTGATCAGGTCCCAGTTGCCCACGATGGCGAGCGTCGGGGTGCCGTAGACGGTGGAGCCGCCCGACGTGGTCGCGACCTTGGCGCCGTTGACGGTGCTCGACGTGGCGGCGGGGATGCCCTCGAGCGTGCCCAGGTTCAGGCTCAGCGGGATCTCGGGGAACCAGCGCAGGCCCGTGTTCGGGTCGCGCTTGGCGCGCAGGGCGTTGGCCCACGCCTTGGCGAGCGCGATGCCGTTGATCTCGTAGCTCTCGTTCACCTTGGCGGTGATGGCGTCGAGGTCGGCGGCGGCGTCGCTGGTCGCGGTAACCTTGTTCGCGCTGGGGACGGCGCTCAGAAGCGAGGTGACGCCGCTCATGGCGCTGCCGTCGTTGGGGGAGACGGCGTGGATGACGCCGTAGTCGAGCGCGCGGCCCAGGGCGCGGGCGCCGCTCTCGACGAGCGAGCTGACGATCTGCATGCGGTTGTCCTCGTCGGCCCAGCGCAGCTCGTCGCTCATGCGGACGGTTACCTGCGCCTTGTGCGGCGCGGCGGGGACGGGAGTGAACTCGGGCGTCATGCTTGTCTTCGCGGCGCCCTCGCCGACGAACTCGGCCTCGGGCTCCTCGGTGAAGACCATGTGGGTCACGTCGCGGAAGAGCACGGGCGTGGCGGTGCTCAGGCGCTGGATGACGGAGTGGTCGCTGATCTTGGCGAGCATCAGCGAGGTCACGTCGCGGGGTAGGGTGACGGCAGAGGTGGTGATAGCTGCCATGGTTGCTCCGATCTCTCGTTAGTTGGTGGTGACGCCTATCTGGCGGGCGATGCTGTCGGCGATTGCCCGCATCTGGTCGGCCTCGGTCAGCGCCGCGAGCGGCCTGGAGGTGGCGGTGAACCTGCCCGCGTCCTGGACGGCGGGCGCGGCGGGCCTGGCGTACGCGGCGGCGATTGCCTTGGCGTGCGCCTCCATCTCGTCGCGCGTCGCGCCGCGGATGAGCGCGGCTGGCACGCCCGTCTCCCTGGCTATCTCGGCGGCGTCGGCGCGGCGCTGCTCGGCGTCCTCGAGCGCCTTGATTCGCGCGCGCGCCTCCGCAAGCTCGGCCTGCGCCCTGTGGGCGGCGGACTCGTTCTTGCGGCTAAGCTCCTTCCACTTCCTCAGCTCGGCGTCCTCAGCCTGCGGCTGCGGCGTTGCGCCCTCGACTGCCTCGAGCTGGGCGGCGGCGTCGGCGAATTCCTCGGCGGCGCCGCCCTCGGTGGTGGATTCGGTCTGCTTGCTCTCTTCGGCCATTTCGGCTCCGTCCTCTCGCCATTCCGGCAACAAAAAACGCGCCACCATCCATTCCGGTTGGCGGCGCGCATAGAACCAAGGTGGTGCCTAGTCGTGCCACGCCATCTTCGCGGCGTCCTTCGCCTCGCGCGTGGGGTAGCGCTCGTCGTCGGCGTCGATGTTCGCGAACGCCGAGTACTTGCGCAGCTCGCGCCCCCGGTCGAAGCCCTCGACCCTGTAGCCGACGGGGACCTCGACCACGATGCAGTCGCAGTGGGCGTGGAACTGCCTGAACTTGCCGGCGCTCGCCTCGCTGTAGTAGACGGGGCCTCGGCTGGCCAACATCTGGCAGAACGTGCACGTGCGCTCGCCCTGCTGCAGGCGCTGGTAGCGCACGCCCCTGGCGTGCGCGCCCATCGCGGCCTCGCGCGCGGCGCGCTTGACGTGCTTCGCGGCCAGCTCGCCCACGGCCTCGGCGAACTCGCCGCGCCTCCCGCCCTTGACGAGGTTGATCTGGCGCCTGACAGTGCCCTCGACCGCCGCGACGTCCACCTCGTACGTGAGGCGCTCGGGCGCCGATCCCGCGACGATGGCGTCGGCCACGGCCCCAGCCACGCCCTCCGACTGCGCGGCGGCCTCGGCTGCGGCGGCGTAGGCCACGGACGTGGCATACTCGCGCAGCTCGGCGAGGTCTGCGCGCGGGCGCTCCCGAAGCCACGCAGCTACGGCTGCCGCGACGCGGTCACGGGTGGACTCCTCCAGGGCGTCGAGCGCCGCGCCGTAGGCGTCTATGAGCGCTCGCGGGATGACCTGATCCCCGTCCATCGCTAGGCCTCGGCGACGGTCTCGGTGACGGCCTCGGCGGCCAGGTTGTGCAGACCCTCGGCGCGAGGCGTCGCGGCGGCAGCGCCCAGCAGCGACAGGCCCTCGGCGCGGCGTCGGCTCGCCTGCATGCGGCGGATGTCCTCGGCGCCGTAGCCCAGCTGCTCGAGCGCGACGTCGGTCTCGGCGAGCCACGGGATGGCGCTTATCTGCTTGACCATGGCGTCGGACTGGCTGACCACGGACGGGCGCGACGGGTTGGCGAAGAGCGCGTCGACGGTGACGCCGCCCGTGGCCTCGGTCGCGAAGTCCGTGCCGTGGACGACTGCCAGCGCCATCAGCGCCACGTTGCGCAGCGCCCGCCTGTTGTCGTCGATGACGTTGGCGGCGTCGATGACCATGTCCTCCTTGGCGGCGTACAGCGCCTCGGCGCTCGACGCCTGGTCGTGCACCACGCCCAGGCTCGAGATCGGCACGTTGGTCTCGCCCGAGAACTGCGCCGCCAGCTGGCGCATGTAGTCGGCGTGCGGCTGCATGGACGGCTGCGGGAGCTGCCCGAACTGCGGCGCGTTGCCCTCGCTGTTCATGGTGAAGGTGACGATGGAGCCGATGTAGGCGTTCCACCGGTTGTCGCTGACTGGGTCGTCGTCGGTGCCCAGCAGGTACTTCTGCGGGCTCGCGGCGAAGGCCGCGGCCAGGGTGGCGTACGCCTTGGCGCGCTGGAACTCGTCCACCAGGCTCATCACGGTGCGCGTGATTCGCGAGCTGCCGAAGGGGCGCTCGAGCGTCGGCGCGTACGCCATCGGCTCCATGAGCGGGCGGCCCATCCCGTGCGGATGGCGCTCGACGCCCCAGTCGACCTCGCGGCTCCTGGGGTCGCGGCGCAGCGTGATCACGTCGTCGGCGGTGAAGACGTTCACCACGTACGGCCAGCGCTCGTCGGTGCCGTCGATCTGCTCGGAGGCCACCACGACGAGGCCGTCGCGGATCCGCTTGCGCTCGTCGTCCCACCGCGCCGAGGCCGCGGTCGCGGGGTAGGCGCTGACGACGGGGCCGCGCTCGCCGCTCGTGACCGTCAGGAACGCGCAGCAGTGCTTCAGCTCGCAGATGGTCGCCTTGCGCATCAGGTTGCGCATGTCGTTGGCGTCCACCACGCGCCGCAGCTCCTCGGCAACCGCCTCGTCGTCGCTGGCGAAGCCGTCGAAGCGCACGCGGTCGGCGAGGCTCGTCACGGCCTTCCTGGCCCAACCGACGCGAGGGTCGACCTTGTCGCGTATCGCGGGCGGCAGCGCGACGCCGATGTCCTTCAGCGGCACGTGGCCCAGGTAGTAGCGGTCGCGCAGCTGGTTGCGCGGCAGCCTCAGGCGCCACTCGCGCACGAGCGCGGCGACGGCCTGCGACTCGTCGGCGGTGAGGCCCGGCGCGGCGGCCAGGCTGTCCTCGATGAGGACCCGGTATGCTGTCGGCATCTCTTCACTCCCTAGAAGTAGGCGCGGGACTTCCGCCCCGGCTTGCGGCGCGTGTTCGACGCCGCCCACAGCGCCAGGCACGCGCTCTCGATGGCGGTCGCGTCGGCGGCCTCGGTGCTGCCGAAGCCCCACGCGCCGCGGTTGCCTATGTCGCGCCGCGCGGTCAGCGTCGCGGACCGCGTCAGCTCCTCCTGCCTGAAGTGCGTCACCGTCCGAGAGTTGACGCGGTCGAGCATGAGGGCGCACGCGGCGCCCATCTCGGCGGCGTTGGGGAGCCTGACGGCGGCGCGCGCGAGCCCTCGGTCGTGCAGCGCGCGGGCCATGGCGGGCGCGATGCCCTGGCCGTCGATGGCCACCACGGCCATGCGCTCGGCACGCTCGGCGAGCCACTCCACGACGGGCGCGGTGCCGCACCGCGTCAGGTCCCACGTGCGCACCAGCTCGACGTGCGGCGCGGCCTCGGCTGGCGTGACGCACGCGCTCAGCGCGCACGTGGAGCCGTCGGGAGAGACCTTGACGCCGAAGCTGACGTCGCCGTCGGGCGGCGAGTCGGTGCCGCACGCCTCCCACCTGTCGGACGGGATGGCGCTGGCCTGCTCGAGCCGCGGCAGCCAGTAGCCCAGGTGCTCCTGGGCGAAGGTGATCGGCAGCATGGTCGCGGCGTCGCGGCGGATGGCGGCGGCGTCCGCGACGCCCTCGGCCAGCGACGGGTTGGTCGCGAGCCAGCGAGCCTCGTCGGTGACGTCGCCGATCGCGTCGACGCTCCACTCGCACCAGCACGCGGCGCCCATGGCGCCGCCCAGGACGCCCTCGCGGACGCGGGCGAAGTTGTCGGCGACGCTTCCGACGCGCGGCGGCGTGCCCAGGTAGACGACCTGGCTGTCGTGGTGCGCGGCGCTGGTCATGGTCGGCATGATGGCCTGGACGTGCTCCTCGAGCAGCTGCTGCGCCTCGTCGATGACGATCATGTCGAACGAGTAGCCCAGCGTGGTCGACTTGGTGCGCGTCGCGAAGTGGACGGCGCCGCCCGAGTCGAACTCGAAGAACTCGCTGGATATCTTGCTGCTGTAGTTGGAGACGTGGCGGTTGAACCCCGGCAGCGGTGCGGTGCGGTCGTTGCGCTTCTTGCCGCAGACGGCCTTGAAGCGGTTGATCATCTCGCACGTGGTCGAGTAGTTGTGCTCGGTCCACAGCACGCGGTAGCCGTCCACCATGGCGCGGACGAGCACCCACCACTGGGCGCTGACGCTCTTGCCGTTCTGGCGCGGCACGGCCAGGCCGCACACGCTGTGCACCAGCCTGCCCGTCCCGGGGTCGGTCGCGGTCCAGTCGTCGAGCACAGACAGCTGCCACGGCAGCAGCGCCACGCCCGCGCGGCCAGCAAGCGTCGCCACCTGCGCCGTTCGCGGGGTCCCGCGCGGCAGCGCGACGCGCCTAGTCGGGGAGCAGGCCTGCAAGCGCGTCCACCTCCTCGACCACCTCGGCCTCCACGTCCGCCGCCGCCTTCGCCGCCGCCTGCGCGGCGCGGCGCTGCTCGACTGGCCCCAGCCCAAGCTGCGACCGCGCCAGCATGTCGATGCACCGGGCGTCGCCGTCCATGGCCTGCGCGAATATGCGGCGGCGCACCATGGCGCGGCCCTGCGCGGCGAAGGTGGCCTGGGTGGCGGCGAAGTCGTGGCCGAAGGTCGCGACGCACAGCTCGTCGAGCACGGAGGGGTCGACGCCCATCACCGCGCACACCTCGACGGGGCCGTTGAACGCGACGAGCAGCTCCCTCACCTTCTCGGCCTGGGCCTCGCTCCACCTCATGGGCGCCCCCTGTGTGTGAAAAACGACACCTGTTTATTAAAACGGCCAC